TGATAAATCTAAAAATTATTTCCTTCTACACTATTTATTATAGTACAATACTACAATAGTGTCAACTATCTTTTTGATTTTCTATTCGTATAGCTAGTTCTGGAGCATTTATGTTTACAGTTTCTACACTCTCCCCTACTACTTTACCTAGAGAATCTAATATTTGGGCAGCAGTCTGAAACTGACCTTTTTTCACAGCTTTATCAAAAAGTCTAACCCTCATGGCTTGTAACCTAGCTATCATATTCTCTCTATCTTTTTGCCAATCCTCATCATTCCACTTACTAACCTCTTTCCAATCGTTCCATGCAGTCTTTACACAAACCCCTTCTTTAGCAGAATGTTCTAAAACCAAATGTCTTGTGGTAAGCCCCTCCAACTGTCTTTTGTATAACCTTTGTCTTCTCTGTTCTATAACCATATCAGGGGATCTCCCTGGATTTCTTTTCTTTGGAACGGATCTATCGTCAAAATTCTG